AATTCCAAATACATTAAGCATTGGTGTAAAGGGAGTCTTGTAACCTCTCCGATTCTTCTAACATCTTCTCCAGCGAGAGTAAATATTGCTTGATAGTCTCCCCATTTTCTACCGAAAGCTTGTCCTGCCGACCCTCCTGTTTCTTCTGCAACTCTTTGAGTGTATAAGCCATCGTATAATTCCCTAATTTTGTCGCTAAACGATAAAAAAAAACCCTTGCACTAAGTGCAGCGTCTAATGGAGCATCTCTCATTACATCAGCCATATACTCTGTACCCTTGTAATCGTGTATAAGATACTTATCTTTACTCCTGAACTTAATTGGTCTGTAAAGAACTGCCATAGCCTTATGATAATTCTTATTATCAAACATATACTTCTCTAAGTCTATAAACTCTCCATAACTCATCTTATCAAAGTTAGGTATCAATCCAAACTCTACAACAACGTCATCTGTACCTTTTAAGCTAAACCTTTGAACTAAATCTATCTTTTGATTAAGTAAGTTAGAAATGTGTTGTATGGTGCTATAAAACACCTCTAAGCCTAACTTGTCTATATCCTTAAAGTCAATATTACAAAAGATGCTTAAAAGCTTCTTGTCTAAAAACTCAGTATCTTCTGCGTCTTTATTCTTTTCGTAAATATCAATATACCTTTGCCATTGGTTTAATTTTATACCTCTTAATGTTGCAGGTACTTCAAAACTAAAATCACTCATAAATAAACATTGTTATACTAAGATAACTTAATTTATTTTTTTTGTGTTAATTTTTTTGTCAGATTAAATAATTTAACTATATTTGCATTAGATATATTGAATATGAATATTTTAGACGAGAAGTTAAGTATTAGGTTTGTTAAGTTTAAATGTTTAGATACAAATAGAATCTATAGAGTAGTAGAAACTATCTCTACATTTGATTTAAAGCAACCTCATTACTTCGATAAAGTTACCGAATGTAAAGATACAGTAAAGAGAGATGATGGCGTTAGAAGGTCGTTTATGAGGGAACAATTAGGTTATAGATTTAAGAATATAGAAGGAATAATAGATAAATACTAAAACAATAATTATGAGTAACAAAGAAACAACCAAAGAACAGATTGCATACCTAAAGTCAGTATTGCTATCTCAATTACTATTAGAGGCTAATGAAGAGCTTGTAGCTACAAACAGATACAAACAAAGCCTAAAACAACAGATAAATAGAACTAATACTATATTAGAACCTATCGTAAGAGAAGAATTTGATAGCGTCTATAAAACAGACCCTGAGATGACAACTAATATCTTAAACAAGATAGAATCACTTGTAGATAAAATATCATCATACCAAATAGAAGAGTTGGTTATGCTGGAAGCAGTAGTAGATAAATATGAAAACAATAAAGATTGGTTCTTAAAGTATGCTGAATCTGATTTTTTAAGACTTGACTAATATGGAATTCAAGTTAAATAACCTTGAGTACGCTTGGGTAGGTAAAGAATTAAGACATATAGCAAGTGGAAATAAGTCTGATAAGTATTTCTTAGATGAAAGCTTAACTATACCTCTTGTATTTTGTAAAGGTATTAAGATAAAAAGCTATTGGAGAAAAGAACCTAATATAGATGATTCTGTTATTAGAGACTTCTTTGGTTCATCTGAATCTATAGAACATTATAATAAGAAGATAGAATTATCTAAATCTCTGGAGTTGCAGTTTGGTAAGCATTTAATTATGGGACACTCATCTAAAGTAGAATACAGAGTTAAATCCATAAACAAAGTTATAGACCTAATATTCTTAGATAAGAATGGAGATATTCTTGTCGGTATTGAAGTATTTTGTACAAATAAAAAAACAGATAAAGACATTAAAAAGTTTAACGAAGTAAAATTCCCAATATATGAGTATAATATTAACACAGGAGAAGTCTATCCAATTAGCTCAGGATGTCCTTCTTCAGAAGCAATGGACGCATTTACAAGACGTATTTCAAAAGTTGAACAAAGTATCAGCGAAGATAAACCAAGACTTGTTAGAGGCAAGGAATTCCTATTCAGACAACGAAATAGTATTAAAGGACTTAAAAAAGGAATTAAAAGAATTAATGATAAACGTAAGAAAATCTGGAGAGACTATTACAGATTTGAAGAACAAGAATCACACTACGATTCAGAAGAAATCCTTGAGAGTGAAATTAGAGAAACTAATAAAAGAAGAGAATGTTTTAGAAGAGAAATTAATTTATTTAACGAAGTCGAGGAGGAATCCCTTAATAAAGAAATTGAATACTTTGCAGAAAAAGAAAGACAAGATATTAAGTCCGTTACAGAACAAATTGAAAACTTTGACGATATCGAAAGAAGAGAGACTGAAGCCCTTAGAATTCAAATTGATAGACTCGAGAATCAAACTGGAGATGTTTCAAGGCTTACAAAAGGAGTATCAGCTCTTAATGCAAAACATTACGAACATACCTCTATTGAGAATAGAAACAAAAAACTTAGAGAAGAAATTAAAAGAATTACAGAATCAAATTAATTAAAACAATCATTATGAACAAACAAGTAGCAAAAGAATTAAAGGTATTTACAGATGAGGTCTGTAATAGATACTCTAAAAAAGATAGAGCAAATAATTTTAACAATGAAACATTTAGTGTTCAAGAAATAATACCTACAAGCGACCATACTGCAACAGTTATATATGAAAAGAACACAGGTAAACGTGCAGCTTTCTTCTTCTACTACATACAGTCGTTTAAGAAGTGGAACTACTTTGTACCTACAGATAGCCATATAAACGGAATGAGTTGCTTTGCAAACCAGAAGATAGAAGTAGAAAGACATAACTATAAATATAACTTTTAAGATGAACAGAAGAAAACTAATACAGAAACTACAACAACTTGTAGATAGATTACCTGTAAGCAACAAAAGAAAAGAAGCTAAACAAGACCTACTAAGTCTTAAACTAAACAAAAGCCAATACCACGATATAATGATATTTGATAAGTATAAGAAAAATCTATAGTAAACAACTATACTATACTATTTATTTATAGTACATCATTATACACAAACAAAAATAAATTATTTAGTTATCTTAATATACAGAGTTGTAGTTCTCTTTAACCTACCAAACTTTAGTCATAATCGTAAGGCTATTGGTTCAGATACATTAAGTCTCCTTAGTAATTGCATCTATAACCTTTATAATCTTCGTAGCACCCAATAGATATTCAAACTAACGAGCATAACAGTTATATCAGTTAGCTAACTACTAACATACATTAAGATTATAGGAGGGTGCATATCTAACCATCGAGCATATAATTATATTTTCAAAATTAGATTACCTGTTTATAACAAAAAGATATTTGACTATAATCAGTATTAGACTAATTATTATATTTTCAAAATTGATATGTCAGTTTTAAACGAAAAGATATTTGACTTAGGTTTGAATTCATAGAAGTGACATACTACACAATGTTAATCTCCATTCTACGCCTATTTCACCATATGGTTGGTATGTTACTATCAAATGGATATTTGAGTGGCTTAGAGTGGCTTATATTGAGTTTTGATTTGTGGTTTAAATTTCTGTAATATACCAGCATACAATACCAACGAACTACAAAAATAATTGCATAAAAAAAACCTATATAAAACTTAATCTATATAGGCTTAATTTATATATTAAAATGTAGTGTTAATTATTTATTATCTCTAAACATATAAAAGTATTATTGCTAAAAGTATTTTTAAAATACTTATAAGCTTTGTTTATATCTTTGTAATTTAATGTTTCTATATGTATAACTTTCATTTTATTAATTACGTGTGTTAATTTATAGGTTGTTTTCATATCGTTATTATTTTATAATGTCATCCAATCTATTAAGTAGTCAAGCTCTTTACCTGATATCATCCTATCATCATATAAGGCAAAGAAACAATCTTTAATACTCATATCACTAAATGTATTTTGCCAATCTTTACAATAGCCTAAAATTTGTAATCTTGTTAGTTTGTCCATGTCGTTATAAGTTTAAAAAGTTATACTATTAAATTGTTTTTTAATACAGCTCAAAGCTTTAAAATTAGTGTACTTATTTCGATGCCTGTACAAATCGTTGGTTAAAATATAGCTTTCAATTTGCGTTCTATCTTTGTTTAGTGAATAGCATATAAAGTCTTTATTTGTACTGACTAATTTGAGTCTTAATTTAAAATTTATTTTTAGTTTAAACATTTTTATATATTTTTTATAAAGTTTATTAATTCTTTTTTGCTCTCTTTATTGATTGAGAAATAATTTGTTTTTTTACCCTCGCATCTAATTTGTATCGAACTATGTAATTTTAAATTACCTAATTTGTTTAAATTACTTTTGTAGTAATTGTCTAATTTATTCATTGTTATTTATTTTTAAATTAAGTTTTTAATATAGTTTATTTCCTTTAATGATATGTTATGGCAACCAACTTTTAAAAAGCTATTAAAAGAGGTTACTAAAAATCTATTGTCTATTTTTTGCCCTATTACTTTTTTTGCTTCAATTAATTTTAAAACTCTTTTTGCTTCGTTAATTGATATTTTTACATTTTGACTCGTTTCTATGTTTTGCCCATTGATACGTAAATAATCAAAGTTTGTTTTATTTCGAAACCAATCTATTTTATTACTTTTCCAATCTTTTAACTTTTGTACTATTTCTTTTTTTGCTTTTATTGATGCTTTTAAATTAGCCTCTTTTATTGTTTCTTTTAAATTGTCGAAATCATTATAAAATTTATTTGCTATTCTTAAAGTTTCTCTATGCTCTTTATAGTTATTAAATTTTGTTTTTTGTTTAGTATATTCTAAGTAATCAAAATACATTTTTAATGTACTATCTATTTTAGATAAATAAGACTCTTTTGTTTTCCTTGCATTTACTAATTTGTTTAGATAGTATTTTATATTTTGGTTTACTATTTTATAATCTGTTTTGTTAATAAAATATTGTTTTCTGTTTCTCGTTGCTGATATAATAAGGCTTATATGTTTTCCTGTTGTAGTAGAATAGCCTTTATCGTTTATCATTATAGTTTTACTATCTATAAATTCAGCTAATAAATAGTGCGAACCATAACTATAAATTCTATTGTTATAAAAATACATTGAATTGTTTGATGTTCGACCCTCGTTTTGATTTTGCTCGTTAAATACGTGAACTATTTCGCTGTTTGTAAATACTCTTTTCATAATTATATATATTTTTTAAGTTCGGTTAATTCTAATAAGTCATTTTTAAATTTAATAATTTGTTTTGTTATTTCATCCTCGATTTGGGTTTCTAATTTATCGATATGATGTAATAAATAGACGTTATCGGTTGCAGTTGCCAAGTCTTTGATTTGTTTTATTGTTTGTTTCATATTTTTATCGTTTTATAGTGTGAATAGCTTTAGCTATTTTTTTAAATTCTGTAATTACTTTTTTAATTTGTTTCATCTTGTTTTAGTTTTATAAGTTGTTTACCGTTTCTACGTAAGTTAATGTTTTCATAATTTCTATTTTTTTATTATTTTTACTTTTTTTTAAAACTATATTGAGTCCATAAGAACTACTTGCTTAGCCTTTCTTAAGGTTGGAAACGAAGTTAGTATCTCCCCATTCTTTTGTATTATCCAATCCCCATCACACTTACTTAAGCCATTGCTCTTATATGTTCTCTCCCTATACAATTCATACACTCCACATTCAGAATTGTAAACGTTTCCATCTTGTTCGATATCAAATATTTTAATAAATTTCATAATATAAGTTTTTAATTATACTCAAAGATACAACTTATTTTCGAATAAACAACAAAAAAACAAAAAAATGTAACAAAAATAAATTTCAATGCTTTATCAATATATTACTAAGGTATAAATTTGTAGTATAATTTTAGCAATTGAACACGTGCATACGCATACAAAAAATAATTCATATAAAAAAATAATATCGTTATTTGTAATGAATATAAATAAGCTATTTTTAATCAGTCTAAATAAGAATAAGCTATCAAGAATAATTCTAAATAACAAAATTACCCCCTCATATTAAACACACCCCCTCATATTAAACATAGGGTATCATATTAAACACCCCTCCATATTAAACGCACCCCATTATATTAAACATAAAGCAAAAAAAAAGCCTCGTTAAAGGCTTTCTTTGTTTTTATATCTTATTATTCTTTTACTATATTAATTTGATGATATGTACCGTTAAAATTAGTAAAAAATTCATTGTCTATATTGTAACTGTTTTCACCATCAAAAAACATTAACTCATTACTAATTAAGTTTAAAAACATTTGTTTCTGTTTTGGTGTAGTGTCTCTGTAAAAGTCCATTACTTGCTGAAAATCTTTTGTATATTCCATAATCTTATAAATTTATATTAATTGTTTTTAATTCTTTTTTAATTACATTGGTCAATATAAATTTACTATTGATACCAAACTTTTTACGATGCCTTGTCAAATCATTTGTAAGTATCATCTTATCAATCTTATTATCTTGAATAGTGTAGACAATAAAATCTTTTTTAGTAGTGTAGATTTGTACTGCTTTAAGGATGTTGATATTCATATTATTTGTTATTATATTTTACATTTAACTGTTTATACATTTGATAATCCATTCCTATTTGTTCTAAAATGTATTGTGTTGTTTCGCCATCTAAATAAGCAGATTTAAGTTTACTTATTAATACTTCAGTTTTATTTAATTTAATAAATTGGACTACCGAATCGTATGTAGTTTTAAACTTACTGCCTATTGTTTCTATATGAAATAACTCTTCTATAGAATGGTCAGTATTATTGCTCACTTTACATCTACTCTCGACTATTGTAAATTCATAACCAAGACTTTCTATTTTCTCAACTACGGTCATCAGCCAATCCCAAGAGGAATGGTAGTTTGGTGTAACATATTCGCCCATTTCTTGATAGTCTTCCATACCCATAAATTCTGCTATTAGTTTATTGCTTTCCATATTATATAGTTTTATAGTTTTTGATTAATCCTCCAATAATGTTTCTATTTTGTATTGCACATCATCTATCGCACTTAGGATGCCTTGTACATTATCTGACAAATACTTATCATCATTTCCTTCAATTAAATCCATTATTATTCTGTACGCATCATCCAATAATTCGATTGATGCTTTTATACTCTGTTCTTTATTATGAATCACATTATACGCTTTAGAACCTGACTTTATAAGTTTATCCCAATTATCAACCTCTCTTACTAATATATCATTATCATCTCTTGTCTCTATACACTCAACAACATATTGTTCATTTGAGATGCAATTACAAAGTATTTGTATTTGGTCTAAATCATCTTCTGCCTCCCAATCTTTACCAAATAGCTTTTCTGCTTGTCTTTCTAAACCGTTTCTTCCAACGAAACCGTAAGTAGATGTATACCTTCCCTCTAAATTTACTTTCATATTACTTGTTTTTAACAGATAACTTAATTGCTATCTGAAGCAAATATACAACTTATTTTTAATTACACAACAAAAAAAATAAAAAACTTTACAATTTAACTTTTTTTATGAATTGCCACCTTATAATACTATTCTAAATTTGTAACAGAACTTAATAAGGAAACACGTGCATACGTCTACAACAATTTTTTCATATAACAAAATAAATATACTAATAAATTTTGGTATGAATAATAACGATTTGCACCCCATTATATTAAACATAAGGTTACCCCATTATATTAAACATACCCCATTATATTAAACAAAAAAAAAGGGAGACAAAATTAATTATCCCCCTTCATATTAAACATTTTATTTTTACCTTATCACATAAACTCCAGAGTTTACCCCTTGTATTAAATACATCATACCATATCTAATAGCGTCTATAAAGTGATTGAACTTATCTATTGGTGCTTCACCCTTATCTTTCCATACATAGTTGTTTAGCTCTCTTATTATGCCGTGAGAACCTCTATCAACTATTATCTCATAATCTTGCATAAGTGCTATACCTGATAATATACTGCCTTTCTTCTTTACTGTAGGCTTTATATTAAGACCCAATGTTTTCATCTCTGATATTAAACGTGGCTCACTATTATCACAAATAATCAAATCCATACCACACTCTCGTCTATTCATACCTGCTATCTCAGATGTGTTTAGATTAGGTTTTCCGTAGATTTCCTTAACCCAAACCTTTCTTGCATTCTTATCTACCGAAATCTTCACAAGTGTCGTTAAATCGGCTGAAAATCCAAAATCCTGACCATAGCAAGTAAGTTCTGTAGGAATAAAGTCTCCTACTCTCCATTTTCTTATAATAGTACCTTCTGCTTTCTCAAGCCAACCTCCTAATATTTGGTGTTGATACTTATCTGGTCTCTTACGTTTCATTTCATATATCCTACCTAAGAATGATTCAGATAAGTTTGTCTTATTATCTTTGTAAGTTGTATGAACATAAGTAACATCTCCTTTAACCATATTAGATGCTGCCAATACGTTTTCATTTTGGAAAAACCTCTGATATATCCAATGCTCTTTAGTTGTTGGATTCAGTATAAGAATAACTCTGTTTTGTTTAGTCTGTGAACGTATAGAGAAATCAATCTTATCAAAAACACTTTCATCTACAAGTTCTTCTGCTTCATCAACTACAAATGTAGTTATACCATTCAAGGATTTAAGTGCTGCAGTCTGATTACCTGATGATGTTCTAATACCTTTAAATATAATAGAGCTACCTGTCTTGAGGTTCATAATCTCATCTTTAGTTATCCTAAAGTCATCGTGAACTCCCATTAAGTTAATCTTCTCAATAAATTCAGGAATAATAGATGTGTGTGCTGAAATCATCGTATAACGTGAGAACAGTATCTTATGTCCTGTTTCATAGGTTAAGTTAAGTAAGAATACATTTATACCAAATGACTTACCACTACCCCTACCTCCTGTAACAACAAAATACCTACTCTCATTCTTGAAAATAGGTATATATTTCTCGTGTATATTTATATTATTCATCTTTTGGTGTTACATCTATAATCTTCTCTTTAATCTTCTTACCTTCAACGCTATCTCCAAAGAAATTAATAGTAGGTGCTTGAACTTTATTAGAAACCTCTTCTTTGTCATCTCCATAAGCAAAATCCATAAGCAATTTCATATGATTATAGCTACCTTCCTCTGCTTTCTTAGCTAAGCTCTCAAAAGCGTTTACTTCGCTCCCAAATACGTTCTTAATAGCTTTTTTAGCATATTGTTTCTTACGATTCTTCTTAGCAGTATTCATTGCAGGTTTATTAGACCTCTCTTTATCTGGTACAGGTAGCTTGGGAATAGATTTCTTTCTACTATTCCCTTTTCTACCATCTGTTGGCTTAATCTCTTGTGAATTACTCATATTATGATAACTAAAGTATTGTTATTTTGTTTTTTACAAATCATCTAAACACCAAATAGGTGTCATATCTCCAACCCAAGCAGAACTAACATTAAACTCAAAATATTCTAAAGCATCTTCCTCTGTCATTCCATCTGACATAAGAATTTCTATACAAATACTTTTTGAATATATCAATCTCATATTACTGTTATCTAAACCAATTATAGCATCATCAAAACCATCAGCTTTTAGTAAATCCTCTTCAGGAAAGTATTCTAATATTTTATCTAACATATATTTTTTTTTAGGTATAATAATAATAATTTCCTTGCTCGTTACGTTCTGCTTCATAATAGTTCTTAGTAAGTTCTATTTCGTAATGCAGTAGTCCAGATAGGTAGCCACAGATAAAAGTAATATCTGCATTTGACAACTCATAATCCTCTTCATCTTTCATAACCTCTGTATTTAATACATCGTGTATGTCTAAACTTAAATCTATTAAGTAATCATCTTCTTGATAGTATAATCTAATCTCATCAGGAAGTGGGTGCATAGAATTACTGTTACTTGAGTATTCTGGTCTTATTGACAATATCCTATTCTTTAGTTCTTCTGTCATAACTTCTATTTAATAAATTCTTGGTTTCTTAATACTTCTTCGATAGCATTTACAAGGTCATACTTTTGACCAAAGGTAATACCTCCGTTATAAAAATCTGTATCAATCTTTTGTAGTGTTTCTATTAGTTCTTTCATAATATTTAGTTTTTAATTACGTTGCAATATACAAAACAATTTAAGTTATTGACTACTTATTATTAATTTTAACATTTCTTTAACACTTAAACTAAAAAAGGAAGCTAATTAGCCTCCCTTAATAGTTCTATCTCTCTATTGAGATAATCTTGTGCCTTAATAAGGTCAAGCAGTTCATCGTGCTTCTTTCCTGCTCTTGCAATATACTTAATTATATTACCTCTACAGAAATTTAAGTCATAATCTCTAATAACATCTATAATGTCATAATCTTTGCCATTTTCGTAATGTGTTTGTGTACCTCTCATAATTTATTTATTAATAAGTTAATGTAATTCTAATATAGACTCCCCTTCTATTATTTGACATTCATCTTTACTCTTCCAAGACCAAGATTTAACCCTCATAGTAATAAGTTCACGTATCTCATCTCTTCTGCCCTCTGGAATGGTGTCTATAAGCAATTCTAAGCTATCTTTACCTATTTTTAATGAATTTATATGTAAATTACGTTTAGATTCCTTTAAAGCTCTCTTTTGAGTCTGTTCTATTGTAAAAAACTCTTCAGCCTTATCATTAAAGTAAACATTATAAAAATCTCTGAATGATGAATATGTTTTATAGTAAATACCTATTTTTTGTAGTGCTTGAAGTATAGAAGACCTATCTCTTTTTAATCCTCGTTCTTTAAACCATTCTGCAATCATTCTATCATTCATATAATTAACATCTCTTAAAATTTTATAGAATAATGTTCTTGTAATCATTATTTCAGTCTTTCTTGAGTTAGTATTTAAGTCAATACCTGTTAATACTTCAAAATCTCTTGCTAATTCATCTGCCGTTTCTTTGTTGTAATCTATCATCTTTTTTGTTTTAGTTTAATTTATTGTTTTCTTTTATTTCTTCTATTTTAAGTAATACTTTAGTAAAGGTATTGGTTTGATACCAATCTAAAGCCTTTTTTATACCAGCACAAGCCAAGTATAACTCTTGTTCTTCGTAATATTCTAAAATGTCTTCTAAAATGTATTTAGGTAACCCTTCTTGCATCTCAAGTATTGCATTCGAGAAGTACAATTCCACAACATTCTTATCTTCATCGCTTAATGTTCTCATAACAATCTGTTTTTAGTGTTAGTAATGATTTAGCTTCATTAAACATAGCTTTTGCATCATCTCCATAAACCTCCTTATAAAGTCTATAGGTTCTATTCATTAATGAATACTTATTATTAGCGTCTTTAAACAACTTTTCTGCATAAACCTTACCATAGCCCTTACATACCTTTATATTGTCTGCTGAGTCCCCTACAATCATCTGAGAATAGAAGTTTTTATTAGCTTCTTCCTCTGATATTTTAACCAACTCTCTTTTCTTGTAGTTGTAGTCGTAAAACCAACAAGGGAATTGTTTATAGTCTTTGTCTAAAGACATTATGATAACAGAGTCAATACCATTCTTTTCTACCTCTTCTGCCCATAATGTAGCTACAACATCATCTGTCTCTACACCATCTCCATAAATAGAATTGTATTCAAGCTTAACCATATCGTGAAGTAGAGGTAATATCTCTGGTCTCTTCTGCGTTCTATTTAACTTATAGGTAGCTGATATATCTTTCCTAAAGTTGTTTTTAGAGCCATTACAGAATACTACCTCATTAACATTCACTTGTTCTTCTAAGAAATCAAGTAACCTTTCAAAGCTAACTTCAAACTTATTGAAAGCAACATCAACATCTGTCTCAAATAAGTCTTCAGGAAACTCTCTATTATCTTTCTTCTTAAAGCAAGAAGCATAGATTAAACTATCTGCATCAAATATTACTTTCATAAATCAGTAGTTTATTGTTAATTTTTTTCTTATTCTGCATTCTCTTATCATCAAACAAACCTGTAATAGGATTGATTCTGTGATTCCAAAACTTGGTTAATTTCTCTTCTTTAGTTCGCTTCATAATATATGTATTTAATTTAAAGCAAAACTACAAAACTATTTATAGACTTCCAAATACTTTTTCAATTTATTTACAATTCCTATCATACAGGGTCTACAACTTGTGTTTTTTTGATTAGTATTAAAAATGTTATTGTGAATAGATATTAGTCTCGCTCTTTGTTGAGATGTAGTTTTACGAGGATTACCTCCTAAGAAATCACTCAAGTAAACATAATCTTCTTCTGATATACAATTAACCTTCTTATAAGTAAATAGCTTATTAAGTTTCTCTTGCCTATCAATACAACCACAATCTTCTCCTGCTATAAACTTAACTAACTTATCTACTCCTGTAGCCTTAGTAATCTTAGCTACTGTATCTCCAACACCTTCAGATTGCTTAGCAACATTATCTTTAAGTGCTTTATAATCCTTAGA